CTAAATTAAACAATGTAATAGGAGAATTACAATGCCTTTTCAACTTAGTCCAGGTGTTTCAGTCGTAGAAAAAGACTTTACATCTATTATTCCTTCTGTAGCTACTTCTGCTGGTGCAATGGCTGGCGCATTCCAATGGGGACCAGTTTTGGATCCTGTTCGTGTGTCATCTGAAAATGAACTAGTCCGTCGTTTCGGCAAACCTGCTGATGCTAATGCTAATGCTCAGTCTTTCTTTACTGCTGCCAATTTCTTATCATACAGTAATAATCTTTTAGTGTGTCGTGGAGATGCCACAGCAGCACGTAATGCTGTCACTACAGTTTCTGGTAGTGTTGCAACAACAACAATTACTGGTGGTACTGCTTATAGTACACCACCAACATTAGTATTCTCTGCACCTCAGGTTAGTGGCGGGATTACAGCGACTGGTACGGCTACGGTTTCTGGTGGTATTATTACTGCAGTAACTATCACTGCTGCAGGTACTGGTTATACATCAGCACCAACTGTTACAGTTAGTGGCGGTGGTGGATCTGGTGGTGCTGTTACAACAACTATCACTACTGGTGGTGTTAAAATCAATAATCAAAATTCTTATACAACTACTTACGCTAATGGACAGGGTGTTGTTGGTGAATTTGCTGCCAAGTATCCAGGTGCTTTAGGTAACTCATTAAAAGTTTCTATGGCAGATTCAGCATCATTCGCAGCATGGGCTTATAAAGCAGAATTTGATAGTACTCCAGGAACTTCTTCATCTGCTGCTGCAGTTGGTGGTTCTGCCGATGAATTACACATTATCGTTATTGACGAAGATGGTTTGTGGACTGGTGTTCAAGGTGCTATCTTAGAAAAGTTCTCTTTCGTTTCTAAAGCGTCTGATGCTAAAAGAGCAGATGGTTCTAACAACTACTACAAAGATGTATTAAACAATACTTCTGAATATATCTGGTGGATGGATCATACTAGTGTTGGTTCAAACTGGGGTACTAGTTCTTCTGCCAAAACATTCAGTGCTTTGTCTACTGCGCTTACCGTTTCTTTAGTTGGTGGTGTTGATTCATTGACGCTAACTGCTGGTGAACAACAATCTGCATATGCAATGTATGTTGATGACGCAACTTATGATATCGCTTTAATCATGATGGGTAAAGCAACTACAGCAACTACAACATACGTTATTGATACTGTGGCTGCAGTTCGTTTAGACTGTATCGTATTCGCTTCTCCAGAAGATACAACAACTGCTGAAGTTATTTTTGGCGCTGGCTCTGCTGCTACTACTGCTATTAACTTATATCGTGCTGGCTTGCCAAGCACTTCTTACGCTGTTCTTGACTCAGGTTACAAATATCAGTACGATCGTTATAACGACAAATATCGTTGGATTCCATTGAATGGTGACGTTGCTGGTACTTGTGCACGTACTGATTACACTAATGACCCATGGTTCTCTCCAGGTGGTCTAAATCGTGGTCAAATTAAGAACGTAGTTAAATTGGCACACAATCCATCTAAAACAGATCGTGATGTTCTTTATAAGGCTGGTGTTAACCCAGTTGTTACATTCCCAGGACAAGGTACAGTATTGTTCGGTGATAAGACTCTATTGGCTAAGCCTTCTGCATTCGATCGTATCAACGTGCGTCGCTTGTTTATCATTCTTGAAAAATCAATTGCAACTGCTGCTCGTTTCCAGTTGTTTGAATTCAACGATGGTTTCACTCGTGCACAGTTCAAGAATCTAGTTGAGCCATTCCTGCGTGATGTTCAAGGTCGCCGTGGTATTACTGATTTCGTCGTTAAATGCGATGAAACAAATAATCCAGGTTCTGTTATTGATGCCAACGAATTTGTTGCTGACATCTTCGTCAAACCAAATCGTTCTATCAACTACATTACTTTGAACTTTGTTGCGGCACGATCAAGCATTAACTTCAGCGAAGTTGGTGCCTAATGAATCGGTGGGGAGAAGAAATTCTCCCCTCTACAAAGAATAAATAGATAAGAACACAAGGAGATTTAAATGGCAAATATTGCTGATTTTAAAGCGCAGATGATTGGTGGCGGTGCTCGTCCAAATCAATTCTACGTTCAATTAACATTCCCATCATACGTAGGACTAGGTATCGTGGCAGGTCAACAAGCGCAATTTTTGTGCCGTTCTGCTCAGCTACCAGCTTCTGCTATTGAACCAATTCAAACATTGTATCGTGGTCGTCCAGTAAACTTTGCTGGTGAGCGCACGTTCCAACCTTGGACTGTGTCAATTTACAATGATGTTTCTTTCAACATCCGTAATGCTCTTGAAGTTTGGCAAAATGGTATTCAGAACTACAATACTACTCTTGGTCGTACTGTTCCTACTGATTATCAAGTTGACTTGCAAGTGTATCAATTAGATCGTTCTGGCGCTATCATTAAACAATATAAATTTGTTGATGCTATGCCAACTAATATTGGTGCAATTCAATTAGACTTTGATCAACAGAACCAAATTGAACAGTTTGACGTTGAGTTTACTTATAACTACTTCACTTCTAATACTACAACTAGTGGTAGTGCTATTGGTGTAAACGTATCAGTTAACACTCCAATTGGAACTTTCCCATTCCCTACCTAATTTAATAGGTTAGATATAAATTATGCAATTGTTTGGTTTTGAAATTCGTAAAAAAGACAATCAGCCAGGAGTGGGGAGCGTTGTTCCCCCTTCTTCTGATGATGGCTCCACCGTAGTTGCCAGTGCCAGTGCCTATTATGGCATGGTAATGGACATCG